CAGGTTTTAGTGATCAATCTATTGCTCTTGAACATGCAGTAGCTAAAGTAATATCCGACCAAGAAAACAATGGGTTTGCTTTCAACGAGAAGCAAGCTACCATGTTACTTGCTAAACTTAAAGATAAGATGTACGAAGTTACTGATGAAGTTCAACGTACTTTTAAACCTAGGATGGTTGATGTTAAATGGGTAACACCTAAGTTTAAGAAAGATGGACAGCTATCTAAGTCAGGACTAACTGTTGATGAATACAAACAATGTATTGATACAGGTAACCATAAACCTTTTATGCGACAAGAACTACAAGAGTTTAATCTCGGCAGTCGTAAACAAATAGGTGAGTACTTAATGGAGTTTGGTTGGGAACCTAAACGTTTCACACCAACAGGTCAGCCAATTGTAGATGAAGGGACTCTTAAAAAGATTACCCATATACATGAAGCTAAACTGATTGCAGACTTCTTGTTGTATCAAAAGCGTATTGCTCAGATACAATCTTGGTTAGATGCTTTAGAAGAAGATGGTAGAGTACATGGTTCAGTTATTCCCAACGGAACTATCACTGGTCGTATGTCTCACAACCATCCTAATGTTGCTCAAGTACCGGCTGTTTACAGTCCTTTCGGTCAAGAATGTAGAGCTTGTTGGACTGTAGAAGACGGGAATGTTTTAGTTGGAGTTGATGCTTCAGGACTAGAACTTCGTATGTTAGCACATTACATGAACGATGAGGAGTATATAAATGAAGTTGTCAACGGAGACATACACACGACTAATCAAAACCTTGCAGGACTTGAATCAAGAGATACAGCAAAAACTTTCATCTATGCCCTTGTCTACGGAGCAGGAGATGAAAAGATTGGAAGCGTGGTTGGAGGTTCAAGAAAGCAGGGCAAAGAACTTAAAGAACGTTTTCTTACCAACTTACCAGCACTTAAAACTCTTAAGGAAAAAGTACAACGAGCAGCTAAACGAGGATTCCTTAAAGGATTAGATGGTCGTAAGATTTATATCCGAAGTGAACATGCTGCTTTAAATAGTTTACTTCAAGGTGGTGGTGCTATTGTAATGAAGAAAGGTTTAGAGTTACTTGACAAAAGACTAAGCCTTACTGATATTCCTTATAAGTTTGTTGCAAACATTCATGACGAATGGCAAATAGAAGTAAGAGAATGTCAAGCTAATAAAGTAGGACAACTTGCTGTTCAAGCTATCATTGATGCAGCAGAACATTTTAATATGAGATGTCCTTTAGATGGAGAATTCAAGGTTGGGAGGTCTTGGGATGAAACACATTAATTGTAAAGATTGTGGTACTGAGTTAACAGATGAGAACTGGTATCCTTCAAGAAAAGAAAAAAATATTCAGGTATGTATTGAATGTTGGAAAACAAATCCAAAGCATACACAAAGAAACAGTAACAGGATGTTTGTTAATGGGAAACATATTTCCACTAGCCATCCATTACATAAATCAGGTAACTATAAAACTTTTGAAGATGCAGCTTTCGCTTCTCTTGCTAAATATAAATCAACTAAAGAAGGTCAAGTGTATGTTATAACTAACAAAGCTTGGAAGGGTTGGGTTAAAATTGGTATGGCAATTGATGCTGAAGATAGATTAAACGGTTATCAAACATCTAGTCCTCACAGAGATTATGAATTAAAGTATAAAAAGTTTTTTGAAAATAGAAGAAAGGCTGAACTCGAAGCTCATAAACTTTGTGAAAAGAAAGCAAAAGAAAGAAACGGTGAATGGTTTAAGTTAACAATTACAGATGCTATTCAAATAATAAACAATCTAACAGAGGAAACTCATGAAGAAAAACAAACAGCTTGATACGTTGATTGCAGACATCTATGAAAAAGTTGAGATACTTGGAAGAGGTGAAGCTATTAATGTTAGTGAAGAAGACTTGGATAAGTTTGCTGAGTTTATGAAGCAAGCATTAGTTGATTGGATAACTCCAAGAGCTAATAAGAAACCTACACTTAGAATGTCTAATGTTGGAAAGCCTAACAGACAACTGTGGTTTGATATGAACTCAGAACGAGAAGCCAAAGGTATCAATGCTCCGACTATGATTAAGTTTTTATATGGACATATACTTGAAAGAGTTGTGTTGTTTTTAACAGAGCTTGGTGGACATACAGTTACTGATGAACAAAAAGAAATTAAAGTCAATGGTATTCTTGGACACATGGATTGTAAGATTGATGGTGAAGTAATTGATATTAAGTCAGCATCTAATTATGCATTTCAAAAGTTTAAGAATGGTACTCTAGCAGAAGACGACCCTTTCGGATACATGGCTCAGCTTGCAGGATATGAAGAAGCAGAAGGTACAAGTAACGGTGGGTTCTTAGCAATCAATAAAGAGACAGGAGAACTAGCTTTGTTTCAACCTCAAGAACTTGACAAGCCTAATATCAAAGCAAGGATTACTAAACTTAAATCAGAAATTAAAGGTAAGACTTTACCTGATCTTTGCTACCAGCCTATAGCTGAAGGTACATCAGGAAACTTTAAACTTCCTAGAGGTTGTTCATGGTGTCACCATAAGTTTGAATGCCATAAAGATGCTAACGATGGTAAAGGTTTAAGAGTCTTTGAATACTCTAAAGGTCTAACCTATCTTACTAAAACTGTAAGGGAACCCAAGGTAAATGAGATTACTCATAGGTTTATCAATGGCTAGAAGAGTACCACGAAAACCAAGACCTAAAAAGATTAACGTACCTAAAGGGTATGACAGTCGATGGGAGTATGACATTCACTTAGGTATTTTAAAAGATTGGAAACACCACTGGGATGTCATACAATATGTTGTTGAACACAAATACGAACCTGACTTTGTAAAAGAGTTTGATGGTAAGATAATATTACTAGAAGCAAAGGGTAGATTTTGGGACCATGCTGAGTACAGTAAATATATTCATATTAGAAAAGTTTTACCTGAAAATACTGAGCTGGTGTTTTTATTTCAAAAGCCTTTATCTCCAATGCCGGGAGCTAAAGTAAGATTAAATGGCACAAAAAGAACCCATGCTGAATGGGCTGAAACAAATAACTTTAGATGGTACAGTGAAGAAACGTTACCGAAGGAATGGAAAAATGACAGAACAGATTGATTATAAATTTAATGAACGAAGACATATAATTGAATTAAAAGAATATATTGATGGTACATATGGTGAGCATTACGCTTCTGATAAGTACCAAGCAACCGATGTGATCATTGACTCAGGTCATGGTGAAGGTTTTTGTATGGGTAACATTATGAAGTATGCAAAACGTTATGGAAATAAAGCAGGAAAAAACAAAAAAGACTTGCTTAAAATATTACATTATGGTATAATTATGCTTGACATACACAACAAGGAATCAAATAATGGTTGAAGATAAAGTCGGTATCAAGGATTATCTTGGTATAAAAATTAATTACAGTAATGAAAGACTACTAGATAAGTTTAGTCTTGATACATTAAAAGATAGATATTTATGGGAGAATGAAACACATGCACAAGAAGCTTTCGCAAGAGCCTCCGTCTTCGGAGCAACCTACAAAGGTCAAACAGATTTTGAATTGGCTCAGCGACTTTATCACTACAGTTCCTCTTGTTGGTTTATGTTTAGCACCCCTATACTTAGTAACGGGGGAACCAGTCGTGGGCTTCCTATTAGCTGTTTCCTCAATTATGTACCTGACAGTCGTGACGGGCTATCTTCTCATTACAATGAAAATATATGGTTGGCGAGTTCAGGTGGAGGTATTGGTGGATATTGGGGAGATATCCGTAGTAATGGTATATCTACTACTCACGGTAGTAAGTCTACTGGTTCAATCCCCTTTATACATGTAGTAGATTCACAGATGTTAGCCTTTAACCAAGGTGTAACAAGACGTGGTTCTTATGCTGCATACATGGACATATCTCATCCGGAGATTGAAGAGTTCATTAACATGCGTAAAGAATCGGGTGGTGATATCAATCGTAAGAATCTTAATCTTCATAACGGAATTAACATTACCAATGAGTTCTTGAAAGCTGTTGAAGAAGATGCAGACTTTAGATTGATTGACCCTAAGACTAATGAGCCTACTAAGACTGTTAATGCTAGAGACTTATGGTGGCAGATCATTAATGCTAGAGCAGAGACAGGCGAGCCTTACATGGTAAACATAGATACATGTAATGATGCTTTACCAAAAGAACAAAAAGATTTAGGTTTAGAAATCAAACAGAGCAATCTTTGTTCTGAGATTACTTTACCTACTAACGAAGAACGAACAGCAGTTTGTTGTTTATCTTCTGTTAACTTAGAATACTTTGATGAATGGTCAGAAAATCCAATGTTCATTGAAGATTTAATTACTATGCTCGACAACGTGCTTCAACATTATATTGATCATGCTGTTGACACAGATAACTTAGGAGAATACAATGCAAATTTTAAAAGATTTCAAAAACATATTAAAGAAGGTAGGGAAGGGTTTACTAAATCTGCCTACTCTGCTTATAGAGAAAGGTCGTTGGGTCTCGGTGCGATGGGCTTCCATTCGTATCTCCAATCACGCAACATTCCTTTTGAAGGTATCTATGCTACGGGCTTCAACTATAAAGCATTTAAACATATTAAAACGAAAGCACAACGAGCTTCTGAAAAACTTGCTGACCAACGTGGAGAAGCACCTGATGTCAGTGGTAGTGGGAGGAGGAATGCTCATCTTTTGGCTGTTGCTCCTAATGCCAGCTCTAGTATTATTTGTGGTGGGACATCTCCTTCGATTGAGCCTTATCGTGCTAACGTTTATACGCACAAAACTCTCTCGGGTTCTTACCAAGTTAAAAACAAATACCTAGAAGAGATACTTAAAGATAAAGGATTAAAGAAAGATGAATTGACTGTACTATGGAAAGACATTGCAGGTAATGACGGTTCAGTACAGCACTTAGATATTCTTACAGATGATGAAAAAGAAATATTTAAGACTGCTAATGAAATAGATCAGATATGGATTGTTGAACATGCAGCTAAACGTCAAGAATTTATTTGCCAAGCACAGTCAGTTAATCTATTCTTTACACTTCCAAA